CGCGGCAGGTTGCTTCGCGGGCGGCGAGGGCTTCGGGTGGGGTGACGGAAAAACCTGCGCGAGCGAAGCGGTGCGCGGCGTGGCCGAATCGGGCGAGTATTTCGGCGCGGCGTTCGGAGATCATTTCCGCGCGGAATCTTTCGAACTCGGTCATGGCACCTCAGATATTGTTAGCGTCCAATCATTACATCCAGACTCCGGTTGCCCATAATCGTCAATTACATCATGAGTGCCAATAGGATTGATAGAAGGGATAAATGTGCTGAGTAAATTGCATGGATGGTCATCACCAATAGGGCCGCCATTGTAAATACTCCCGACCCATGGCCAATCGTATGGGTTAACAGGGCATAAATACTGAAAATAAATAGAATAACCATCGACGGTGTTTGCGTAGAAAAGCCCACAGGCATCCATGATTGAGTAGCTTGCAATCGTCGACCATGAAACTCCAGTGACTGCTATTTTTTTGCCTTTGATTTCATTGGGTAATGGACAGGTACATACCCCACAACACGCGCAATTCACAGCGCGAGTTGTGCCGTCGGTTTTTATTTTGATCGCGTTGGAAGCGGTGCGGCCTAAAATCATTTTAGCATTCCTCGGTTGAGATCCACGTCAGCGAGCCACTTATCGAGCCTAGCACATATGTTCCTGCGGTCGGAGCGGACAGCCATTCAGGACTTCCATTTGTGGCAATTAAAACGGATTGGTCTGATGGTATTGGTGGGAATTTCAGCTTTCGCGCAGTATATCCCCCAAGACCTTGAGCCGTTTCGATGTAATCGGGATCTACGTGTAACGTCGCGAATACAAAGTTGCGCATCAAATCTTTCGAGCTTAATTGGTATGGATATCCATCATACGTGGACTTTTTAGAGGCTTTGACTAGGTCGTCGAAATTGATTGGAGGGTCGTCACTCATACAAGCGGAATTTGAAAATATCCTCCCTTCACTGTTTTGCCGTATTCGTTTGTGGCAGAAAGTGCTACCTGATACGTCCCGTTAGACAATGCGCCTAAATTTTGCAATACGCTGACGCTGGAAAATATGCTGGAAAATATTGTCGCATTCGTTTGGTCGGTAACTAAAACTGAAATCTGTTTTGCATTATTTAATTCCAACGCTGTCAACGTCGCTGTTTCCAGCAAATAATTTCCAGGAGCCATAATAGATTCTTGAACATCGAAATAAATCACATCCATTCCACTCGTGGCGGCAGAATTGAATTGACGAAAACTTGGTGCTTGCTTTCTGTAAAACGGGACGTCGATCGCATCCCCGCTTGTGTTTATTGGCATATATTGTTTGCCTGTCGCGTCAATATATTGCATCGTTAATTCATTGAAATTGCCGAAATTAACTGCGTCGAATCTTGATATTTGAAAGCTGTTATTTAGTTTAACGCCAGAAAAATCACCATGAAAATTGCTTTGTGTAATATCATAAACAGAATTGAAATCCGAAGGTTTAAAAACTTTTTCTGCAATATCATTTCCCTCCGTATCAAATATCCCGACTGTTCCAACCGGAACCTCACTAGGCGGAAATGAGTTTTTAGGAATTACTTTTTTTATGATAGGTAATGATTTTACAACTGGCACTGAGCCTAACACCAATTCTTCGAATACAACATAATTTCGAAGCGGATCATACGACGCTTCATAAACGTAAAACCCAATCGTTGACAACCCAGCAACGCTATCGATCGAGCCGTTTGCGTTGCTCCGTCCATACGCCGTAATCGTCGCTTTTATGAATCCATTTCCCATGTCGGTGTATTTTGGAGCCGTAAAAATATAAGCTCCGTCGATACATGGACTTGAATCTTCAATCAGGTTGCCGATTTGAAAATAGTTGTAGTCAATGTTTTTGTTTGCACAGATGTAATCCTCTTCGATCATGCAAAGCCCTGACGCCCAATTTGTGATTTTACGATTGGGTTGCAGAATCCAACCATTTTTTCCGTAATGAATGTAGCTCATATTAAATTAATGCTGCGACAGGGAGTTTTTTCTCAAGTGTTTCGACGGTTGTTTTGATCGTTTCTACGAAGCCCTTTATTGTTTCAAGCAATCCGGTTGCGCCCGATTTCGCGGCCACATCAAGCTCGATGCCGTCTTTAACGGAGTCGCGTAATCCCTTAACGGACTTGTCCGCATTCAATGTTGTCGGAACGCTTGAGAATGCGGTATCCGTTGCGGTTTTGGCTCTCTTGTAATCAACTACAAGCGCAGCCTTCATTGGTGTTCCCCCTAAGAGTTCAACAATTTGGCGGATCGTTTCTTGGCCTTTTTCAGAATCAATCGGATTTTTAGAAAGATCAGCCTTGATGACATTAAAATATTTAACAACGGCTCGAATCTGCTCTTCCCCAGTTTGCCCAATTTCGTCCAAGTTGAGTTTTTTAACAAGATCGGGAAAACTCTTTTGGGCAAGATCAGTTCCAAGCAATTTATCCATTGCTATCAACTCGTCTCTTGCTGCCTTTGCGCTATTCGCGGCCTTATCCATCGCCTTAATCTCTTGCATTTTAGACAGCGTGTCCGCAAATCCTGTTGCAGATTTGAGACTCTCATTCAATTTGGAAGCATTCTCTGCCGCCTTAAAAAACAACTGATTCCCATCTTTGTCGTATTGCTTTATATTAGCGGAATTGTTTGCGGCGATTGCCATGTTGGTTGCAAAGTTTTGCGCTTGCTTTTCTCCTAGTCCAGCCGCCAGAGCTTTTTGATAATTATCGAGCCACTGCTTTTGAGCATTTAATTGTTCTATATGCTCTATATCGCCGGCAGCTTGGGCTGTTGCTAACTCAAGCTGAAATGCAAGTTCTTGTTGCTTCAGCGCATTTTGTTCGGCTTGTTTTTTTGCTTTTTCTGCATCAACCTCAGCCGCTTTTGCCTGTCCTTTTTGATACTCGTCGAAATACTTGCGAGCCTCTTGCTCTGCCGCCGCTTGAGCTTTTGATGTTTCGTCAACAGCGGAAGTTTGCGCAGTTTGTGAAGTTGTGATCTCTTGAGTTAAACGATCAATCTCTGCCTGATGCTCTTCGATTTCTGTAAATAAAGGCGCAACGCCCTCCATGTTCGCTTTAAAATTCTCAGGTATGTTCCCCATTGACTCACCAGCTTTTTCAGCGGTCAACTCTGCGTGAATTGGTATTACATCAAGAGCGGTTTTAACTTCATTTGCAGATGTTTCTGCTTGGTATCTGAAGGTGTCTGCCATTCCTGATTTACCGATAGCATCCATGAAATCAGCCATTACAAGATAAAGTTTTTCTGTAATGTATCCAGAAATCAAATTCCCGAAATCTTGAAACAAAGCAACAAGCGGCCCAGTTGAGCTAAACTGATCCATTATGAAGTCACCGCTTGTTTTAAATGCGGCAACCATGCTTGCATAAATACTATTCCCTGTTTCCTTGAATTGAATCTGTATCGCCTGTGCAACGATTTTGAATGCCGTTCCCATTTCCCCTGCGTCAATGGCATCTACGGCAGCTTGAAATCCCTTCATTCCCGCTCCAGCCCCAGTAAAGAACCCAGCTAGGTCTTGACCTAGTTTTGTAGCGTCAATTCGAGTTAGTGCAGTTGTTAGAGCATCCAGAGCAGGTTTTACCTTATCTATAATGCCAGCAGCAAATTCAACAAATTTTCCACCGATAACGGTTAGGTTGTCGCTGATTTTATCAAACTGAGCGGCCCCTGCTTTCATCACTTCGGGTAACGATCCGAGTTGAGCTTTTGCAGTTTCAAGCTCGCCATCCATGTTTGCAAAAACTTGATTCAATGCCCCGCCCGACTTCCCGAATATTTCCATCGAGACGGCTGCACGCTCCGCTGGGTCTGGGATGCCAGCGATAGCTTTGCCTATAGCTTTAAGTTGTTCGTCTGGTGATAAGTTTTGGAGCGTAGAAAGCGGGATGCCTAATTGAGTAAATGCATCTGCGGCCTTGCTACTTCCATCGCCAGCATCAACAATCGCCTTTTGCATCTTGTTCAGGATCGGGCCAAGTGAATCGGCTCCGACTCCCGTATTTTGAAATGCTCTTTCCAATAGCATGACTTTATCTACAGCAACGCCTGTGCGGTCTGAAAGCTCTGCAAGCCTCCCACCCATATTCAAAGCGTCGACGAAGCTCTGCACGGTCTTCTGTGCAGCGGCAAATGCGGCGTCAATAGCTGCTGTTCCAAGTTTAACCGCTGCGCCTGCAATGCCTGCGCCTAGAGCAATTTCTCCAAATCCAAATTTACCTTTTTTCCCCGCTTCCTCAGAATTATCCCCAGTTTTTTTGATGTCAGAATTAAGATCTTCGACCTTTGGCGATGTCGCTGTGGACGAATCCCCGATGGCCTTGATATTTTTTTCCATCGTCGTAACTTGGCCGATGCGCTTCATCGTGCTTTCGAGTTCGGTCATGGAAAGTTCGCCGCTGGCGACCTTGCCCTTCAAGTTGGTAAGTTCGTCTTGAACGGCCTTGAGTGTCTTCTCAAGTCCTGTGTCGGTTGCTCCGAATTCTACTGTTACGTCTGCCATATCGTTATGTTTCTATAAGCCCTTTTTGTCTCTTTTTTAGGATGGCTTCTAGTTGCTTTTTCATCTTTGTAACAACAACGGCCTTTGCAAATTCCTTTTCAGTCTCTGGAATAACCTTGTCAGCCCAAGGCGTTTTATTCGTAACTTCAACCCTTGGGTTTTTTAAGTCCGATGTCATGTCCTGTACACGCCCGTTGTCGAAATCGCCGGTATGCCTTGTGACCCATTTTGGGAAGCCAGCGGTCAAGCTTCCCTTGTTCACCTTTTTGAGCTTAAGGGCGCACGATGCCCATCCGGCCTTGGCGATACCTACCTTTTTCAATACGCTCTCTTTGTAAGTGTTCATCGTAGCTTCGCTCACAAACATTTTATCCAAAAACTTCCAGCGTCCGATAGTTCGATCCCGCGACCCTGCGGATGACATTTTGCCATTCACGAAAAACTTTTTGTGAAATGATCGCATATCGGACTGCGACGCATCCGGTCGAAAATAGCTCTTCTCTGTTCCGTAGGCGTATCCATCTTTTCCTACAAACAATCGGACGTTTTCGCCTGTTTTATACCAAGCGTATCCACCCTTGATATTCATTGCGTCTCCGATGATCCCGAAGATACCAATACGGCGAGTTGAGTGGACGGCGCTCGATGATCTGCCTCCAACGAGATCGCGAGTGATCGCTTTTTCGCCTGTCAGTTTTGCCTTTTCGTCTGCACCAAACGGCTGCGTCCTTCTCGCCAGTTCCACGCAAAGCAAGCGAGCGTTGAGCATGACGGCGTCAGGAATCGTGACCTCGCGAATCTCAGCGTAGTCTTTCATTATCTGCTCAAATTTCACACTCTCGAACTTGAATTTTGCCATACTTTGCTAGGGTGTCTTCAATAGTGGCGAGAGCGTCAATATCAACGCTGGCGTTGTTACGTGACCAAGGGCGGTGAATGCCGTTTGTGTAATCGTCCGCTTGGAGCAACTGCAACCCTGCCGCAAACGGAAGCTCTTCAAGAATGTGAACGAAGCCCCAGCCGGTCAGCTTAACGAGTCGAAAAACGTAAGCTGCGAGCCAGTTGGGGCTGTTTAGTTTGGGCTTCCCGATCCTGCCTTTGATTCTGTCGCCGATGCGTTGTAAAGCTCAAAAGCGGAGTTCATCGCGTCCGACATAGAACCGACTTCAAGATGATGCGCCATATTCTTTTCAATCCAAGAGTCGACGGCATTAACGAATACTTCTTTGTCATTAACGACAGAACGGATCGAGCTTGTCGGCTCGCTGTGCAGGAATGCAAAGGCTGCTGCCTTCCACACGAGATCCATATTGCCGCTGAAAATCTCGTTGCGTTGCATCCATGAGATCGTAAGTGCCGTAATCGGTCGCAGGATGCGTCCGTTTACTTTTTTAGGCCCGTCTTCCATCGCTTGGATGCGGAGGATTTCGTCGTCTTTTACTAGGTCTGTGTTTTGTGTCTTTTTCATTATTTTAAAAATCGTGTCATCTCTTGCTTGGTCTTGTCCGAAGCATTCTCCGAAATGGCAATGCGCTTGCCGTTGTGCTCGATCTCGATAAGGCGCGGAGTGTTTCGGATGATGTCCACAAGAACGTCGCGGTTGGCTAATGCTGCGCGGATGTAGCACAGCGGGTTTTCTGGCTCTTTGGCTTCTAGCTCGTCGCCTTCCTTTGTCATTTGGCGATAGACTTGTGATGCGTCTTGGCCCTTGTCGTTCTCGCCTTCAAACCAAAACTCGGTTGATTCTTTGCCGTCGGTGCGAACCAGTCGAGTGACTGGTGGGAAGTTCATTTTAAAGCCCATCGTCGCGAGTGCGATAGCGGCCTTGAGGTTGATCGTGTGAAAGAATTTCTTGTTTGCGTCCATATGTATAAAAAGGCGGCTCCCTTTAGCCGGGGAGCCAGCGGCATGAGCCAGGGTTGCTTAGACGATCTCGGGGTATTGAGTCGCGCTGACGGTGATGGCCTTGAACGTGCCGGCGCCTGTCTTTTCGGAAACGGAGTCAACGATGACTGCTCCGCCTGAAACGCCGTAGGATGTCGTGTCGTTGGCGAGGGTGAGCACGTTGGCGAGTTCGTATGCAACGCCGCCGTTGATGACGCCATCAAGGGAGATCGTGGCGCTCTTGTTGAAATACGCAACAGCGACGGTATCGCCAAGAGCGTCCATTACGGTTGCTTTGTCGCTCTGAACGGAGCGAGAGAATGAGTTGAGCAAAAGCCCAGTTTCTTGAAGGAGTCCGAACTCAACGCCGGACGCTACGGATGATGTGATGACGGTTGCTGGCATAGTAATTCGCAAAAATTGTCAACTCGCGAAAAGCGCGGCGTGCACGGTGATCGTGACCGAGCGCTCGAAATGCCGCTCGTTTGACGAAAGCGATACCGGCCCGTCCCGAAGGATGCCGAAAACGAAAGCGTATTGCGGACGGACTGCGTTGAGCTTTGTCTTCAGGCCGGGAATGTCGTGCGATACACAGAGCACCTGTGACCACAAGTTCTCCATCGCCATTTGATCCATGTCGTCCGCTTGCACGATCAAAGCGATATCGACGCTGAACTGAAAAATAGCGGAGTCGATAATGCTCTCGCGCTGGCGAGTGCATTTCACGAAGCACGCTGGCAATGTCATCGTGCCGAAGTTCTCCGCTGCGGTCACCACAAGCGCCCCTTGCATCTCTTGCTGGAGAGCAAGAACAAATGTGTCAGTCAGCGCCTTCTCCAGCGTCAGAGTATATGTCGAGTCCGTTATCATTCTCTTGGGCGGTAACGTCAACAAGCCCAAGCCGCGCGATCTCTGCATCGCACTCTTCTTTTGTCCCTACGAATAATTTTTCTTGGGTCGAAATAACTTTGTCTGTTTCTTCAAAAAAAATAACATCAATGTCGTTGTGGATTAGCTTCCATCCAACAGATTCATCAAATCTCCATCCTTCACTATTTAATTTTATATTCATGCTATTGTAAGCGTAGAGTTTGAAGAGTTATAAGTTGCTGTTCTTCCTGATGCTCCAATCAAAGAAACGGCAGGATAGCTTTGTGTAGTTGCTCCGGGGAAAAGTTGATAAGTTTCGCCAGCCAATGGAGCGACAGAAAATGTTACAGTCAAGGCTGTATTTGTAAAATTTGCTTGAGAAAATTTTCCAGAAGTTCCACTAATCAATGTTGTTACAAGCAAAGTTCCAGCTTCGATAGATGTAGCTCCAGAGTAAGAGTTATTGCCAGAAAAAATAAGATTGCCAGAGTTTCTTTTTATTATGTTACCTGTCCCTGTGATGGCGTTAATAATAGTTTGGTTGGCGGCTGTTGAGTTCCAAATAAAAGTGCCGTTATTTAGGAACAGACTTCCGCTTTTCTGGTTTAGGTACGCAGCAGATGTCCCTCCGATTTCCATGGTGCCAGAGTTTATTCTAATGTTCGTAACACCATCACCAAACATTCCGAACAGACCCTCTCTAAATAACAGTTTCCCAGACCCATTTTTTGTGAGTTCGCACCTGCCAATTACCCTGCAATCTGCCCAAAAATCAGCCGTCGCATCGCTGCCGCTGGCTATATTGAACACCACAGGTCGATTGCCGCCTTGATCGTTGAAAAATCCATTTATTGAGACAAGTCGGTTTTGCAATCCTCCGTTAGAGTTAATAATAACCCCTGTGGTAGATTGAATTAGGCCATTTATGTTATCCAATGTAATGGTTGCACCTCCATTACTGTCAATATTGATAATTGTTTCTTGTAGAACAGGGTTGCTGCCAGCGCCTGTTGCGAAAACCAAGCTCGATCCGTTGTTGATATTGTAAGTGCGGTTCGATGAGTTGTAGTAACTGGCAGTGAAAGCCTGCAACCTTAGCGTTCCTGCATTTACAGTCGTTCCCCCCGTGTAGGTGTTGACTGCGTTTAGGACGAGTGTGCCAGTGCCGTTTTTTGCAAGTCCGATTGCGCCTGATATAACCGACGAAATGGTTGTAGTGGCATAAACCATAAACTGACGAAACGATGCCGTTGAGGACGCTATTGCGCTCACATTGCTTCCACCTACTTTTGCTGCGCTGGAATTGGTTAAAATCATCCTACAATTATGTAAACTGTGTTAGCATTAATGCTAGCACCAAGTGCGTTATAGCCAGCTACTGTGATTTGCATCATGTTTGTGAGTTGTGTTGAGCCGGTGATGCCGCTGGTAACTGACGTGACGTAAGAGCCTGCCGCTTGCTTTGAATTGAACGTGCTCCAGTCGGTAGAGCTTAGGTATCCATTGGTTGCCGCTGTCGCCACCGGCATTGAGATGGCAGGAGTTGTCCCACCACTTGAAACAAGTGGATTCGTTCCTGCGACCGATGTAACATATGTGCCGCTTGGTTGTTTTGAATTAAATGCGCTCCAGTCCGTTGAGGATAAGTATCCGCTTGTTGTCGCAGTTGCTACCGGAATTGAGATAGTCGGGCTAGTTCCTCCTGTTGATAAAATCGGAGCTGTTGCCGTAATTGATGTTAAATATGTCCCTCCAGCCTGCTTTGAATTAAATACAGTCCAATCAGTTGAGCTTAAATATCCACTAGTCGCCGCAGTTGCGACCGGAATCGATATCGTTGGAGTTGTTCCTCCGCTCGAAACAACTGGAGACGTTGCCCCGACCGATGTGACCTTCCCGCTGAGATCGGCTGAGAGTCCGCTGATCGTGCCTACGGTAAGAGTTGAATTGACCCAAAGCGTAATAGCCGAGTTCCAAAGGATTGTTTGGTTATTTTGTGGAGAAGTCACCAAGACATCGTGCAACTCTTCAAGCTCAAATCCGTTTTGCGGTCGGATGTATAGCTGACCATTACCAGCATTGGCGCGTTCGACAACGCCGATAAAAACGATGTGATTTGGTTGTGTAGGCTTTACTCGCGTGAATGTTCCTGGAGTATTGCCAAGATAAATTGAATCGCCCTCAACATACGGCGATCCTAACGAGAGTCCGTCTATCGTGCCTTGCGTTATGATAAATCCGTTTTGATTCGCGCCGATGCTCTCAGCGACAAGCCCTATAGTTTTTGATGAACTGGAATCAGCTTGGTTAGATGCACGCTTTACGCTTGCGCGGTTTCCCGTTGCACCGAATAAATAGACCACCTCGCCTTTGTTGAGCGTTGTAGCCTCGGCATTGCGAACGTAGGCCACAAGCATTGATCCCATTTGCAACTGCACGTTTCCGCCTGCAAGGCCAACTTGCGGAGCGCCTTCGGTTGCGTTCCAGAACATCTTTCCGACAGCATTCGCTTCGGTTGCTGCGATATTAAAGTTGAGCGAGTCCGCAGGAACGTCTGCCAGCATCGAGATCGTGCGCGACTGCGAGAAATCGCCGCCGCCTGTCAGCCCTGTTCCTGCCATGATCGCCGTTATCTTTAGTGCCTTTGTATCAAGCGCACTTTGCAAGTCGGTTTGGTTTGCTAGCGTGCCTGTGATGCCTCCCCATGTTACAGATGTAAGCGGAGTAACTGCGCTCCACTCCGATCCAGTCCAACCCAAAGATTGACCCGTTATAGGTGCGGCTGTAGCGACAGAGAACCCTTGCAATTTTACAACGCTAGGCGCTGGGTATGTTCCACCAAGATCGCCCGATGCTGCGCCTGTAGGCGTGCGCGAATCGCTCAAACGTGAGTCGGTGGTAATTACAGCGGTTCCAGAAATTGCGCTTGGCGAAATGCCGGACGATGGAGCCTTTGCATCGAGAACCGATTGCAGGTCGAGTTGGTTTGCGAGCGTTCCGGTAATACCGCCCCATATCGCTGCGCCACCGCCGCCGCCGGTTACCCATTCGGTATCGTAGTCCGCGTTAGTTTTCTTCGCGAGCACTTGACCCGTGAAGCCACCACTTACTACTCCCGCTCCAGTATTTCCCGTGTCGCCCTTCTGTCCCTGCGAGCCGGTCGGCCCCGCCGCGCCAGTTACTAACTCGGTGCGAAGGATGGGTTGATAATCTGTTTCTGGAACCTCGCGGCCCTCGTCTTCTGGAAAAAAGATGCTCATTTGTTAATGTCCTCAAGCGTGAAATCGACGGATACGGCGTCTTGGGAAAGCTCTGCGGACGTAACGCGAAAGCGACGGCCACCGATGACAAGAACGTCACCGAGAGAAATAGTCTGCACGAACGCATCGTAAATCGCCGTTATGGTCATGGATGCGGAGTCCATGAATCCGCCATCCGCCAGGCTGTTGTCGCGCCGGTATGTCGTCCGGTTCGCGAGAAAATTGCGCTCTCCGAACGTTACCGCAAGCGGTAATTCGTTCATAATCGCGCTTAGATCGTTTGTAAATATATCGAGCAGTCCCACAAAGGGGACGATGCGTCAAAACTTGCGCTCTACTCGGCGTTGGTTCGGGTGCGTGAAGTCGTGTTTCGGGCTGTCCGCGATGTGAACCCAGCTTTTGCGGAGTGCCGATGCAAGGATGCTTGTGCTGGTGTTGATCGTAACGACCTCTTGCGCGTCTCGAATATAGGCGCACATATATTCTATGCTTTCAAACTCAGCCATCCCGTGAGCTGCCTTTCCTGCGCAAAGCACGGGCCTGCCGTTTGCGACTTGGTGCGCGACGGTAATGACGTCGCGAACGTCGATCTTTTTGTCCTGCGAGTATCCGGTCGGAAAGCAAAGAACCCATGACTTGAGTTCGGGCGGTGTTACTATTGCGGGAGAGTTGAGCACGATCTGGCGGTCGATATCTTTTCCTTCTGGAAATAGTCCGTAAACGTAGTCGCTCCAGCCTAGATCGCTCGCACAAAAATCTTCGTGCAAGTCCGGCCATATTTGAAGGTTTATGATGCGGTGAAATCCGCTGTGATCGTTTTGTGGGTAGAGCGGTTTGCAATAATCCACCATCTCGAAAAGACCGTGATACTCCGGCAAGCACTCAAACATGACGTTGTGTCCTTGATCTGCGAAGTGCTTTGCTATCGGCAAGCAACGCGCGATGTCTCCGAGTCGCAAATGGTAAACAATTAAAATATTCAAAACGTGTAATATTGCTCTCTCGTTTTACCTGCCACCCACCCGTGAAATCCGAATGAGCGATCCGGCCCCGCCGTGTTTTCCTCAACGTAATGCTCCCAAGAAAATGCCGCTGCTACGTTTACCGGAGCGTATTTGATGCCGTTATCTCGAAAGCCTTGCTCCATTGTGCGGCAAAGAAAAACATCTCCCGCTTCGCCCTTCCAAAGCGCCTCGGCCTTTGCCGCCATTTGCAAAAACTTCATGCTCTGGAGCGTGAATCCTGTATTTCCGACGCGATGTCCCACGTTCCAAAACGCAGGCCAAGGCGCACCGATCATATCGTATTCAAGCCATGAATCATTCCATAGGTGCGGGTTTGCAATGAAACCGTCATGCGTGCAAATAAGAGCGTGCGACGTGTCGATATAGTCAGCAAAGCGGCCAAGCTCCCAGTGCATCGCTTGCTGATAAGTGCAATCTTCCGCGATATAAACGGCGTCACCGAATCCGCCCAACCCGCAAAGGTGGTTAAATAGCTTCTCGCTTTGCTCGTGCCTTGATTTTAAGCCTTCAAAAACAATTAGAGTGACGTCTTTATTCATTTTATTTCCTGCAATGCAGCTATTGCAATCATACCCATTTTTTCTCTGCACGCGATAACGTCTGTGCAATCGATGAATAAATCTTCAATTTTCATTAAAGCCTCCCGCGCCTCGTCGCGTTCGCGCCTTGCATCCTCAAGGCATTTTTCTTGAACCTTGTAAAGCTCACGCCGAAATTCCAAAGCCTCCCGCGCCTCGTCGCGCTCGCGTTCCAGTTGCTGCGCCCACTCGGTCGGAACGACATGATTTCCTCGCGCGATGTCGTCTGTTTCTGGTGTTGGTCGATCACTCATTTTGTGTGGAGTTCTTCAAAGATTGCCTTCGCTCTTTCATATTCTGCCGGATCGTTTCCACGCTGATATGTCGAATCAAGCGGACGCTCTTCAAAAAACGGGTGGTGGTGTACGATGCTAATATCACGAGCATCAACAATCGCCCCATTTTTCGCGGCACGAAAGGTGAAATCTGTGTCGCTGTATACGTTTCGGAACCTTGGGTTGAATAGTCCATGTTGTTCATAATATTTGCGCGTAAGAATTGCCATGCAAAGCAATTCGTCTTTTCTATATCCGTCCGAGATCCGGAGCACCTGCGGCTGCGAAATGTCGAGTCGCGTCTCGATCATCTCGTCCCACCCTGGCGGACATTCCCAGTCGTCAGAGAGTTGAATGATGATGTCCCCCGATGCCTTGGCCGCTCCTAAATTCCAAGCTCCGACGGAATACCCTTGGTCTTTTTGCGTTACAGATCGAAAGCGCTTGAGCACGTCCGCCGTAGTGTCGTCGTGATCGACTGCAAAGATATGCTCCACGCGCTCTGGATGCGTTGCGCGGGAAAGCCATAGCGTCATACATTGCACGGCCTCTATCGGTCTTCCTCGCGTTGCGTGGACGAGAGAAATCTTGGGCTTGTTTGATCCTGCCAATGTTTCGCGCTCGATCTCTTCGGCGTCTTCGTTGCGTCCGAGAAGTCGGAGAACCCAAGCGTAAAGTTGATCTCCCTTCCACCCATACCACTCCTTGCGGTGCGTCCATTGTGGAAACTTCGGAGTCGGCACTTCGAGCATTTCTTCTACGACTTTTAAAGCATCTTGGTATTTTTTGTCATCAAGCAGAATGCTGGCCTCCAGTCCATATGCTTCGCGTCTCTTTGGCTCAAGCTCTCTAGCCTTGCGTGCAAGGTTGAGCGATGTTGCTCCTGACGTCAGGTTAGCACAGTTTAACAATACTTCGTAGCGGTTAACGCCATCCAGATCGCTTAACGCCAATGCTTCGGAGCCATATTTCGCGGCGAGTTCTTTGTTGCCTGCGATGAAGTTCTCGTAGTGCAGGTAAAACTTAAAATGCGAAGTCATCCGATCTTGGTGCATTAGAATGCGGCGGTTGCGCTCGCTGCTATTCCTGTGACCTAGCGGCGGTTGATGTATGATTTCAAGATCACGCCGCATATAGACCTGCACGTCTTTTGTAGGCTGCGCGTTTTCGTGAACCGGACGATGCCACCATGCCGTGTGGTAGCGGAAGAATCGCTCTCTCGGTGCGCGTTTCCCTTGTTCAGGAATGACGTAGTCGGTCAATATCCAGTCCTGCTCTGGCGGGCATTCCTCAAGCGCGGCGAGCGTAGGCGCGACCATGTGCGGCTCAATAACATCGTCGCAGTCTGCCCACATTACCCAGCCATCTTTTCCGGCTAGTTCGTATGCCTTCGCAAATGCTTTGTTCCTGGCTTCTCCGAAGTTGTCGAGATGTTCCCAGTCTGCGACCAGCGGAGAGTTGAGATATTCGTCAACGTGACATCCGAGTTCTTTCGCAATTTCTAGCGTTCGGTCTGGCTTGAGTGCTCCGATTGCGCGGACGATAACAATCTCGTTGCATATCTGCTGGAGTGACTTAACGCATCGCTCGATGCGCGGTTCTTCGTTGCCGCAGATAAGCCCTGCGACTAGCTTCTGTTTTTGTTTCATGTTTACACTTGAAGTATATGTCAACAAAAACAAAAAAGCCACCCCTTTCGAGGTGGCTTTTCCGATGCTTACTTTGCGGGGAATCTTACACGTATCCGGTTGTGATGCGGATGATGCTGGATCCGTCGATGACTTTCTCTGCCGAGTTCTGACGAACACGGAGAACGTCGGCGCGGCGGGCTTCGTCACGATAGGTTTCGGAAACGAAAGGTACGGGACTGTCAGCAGCCCATACAATCGTACGACCGAATCCACCACCGGAGAAGTCACCGCCAACCGTGTTGGCGAGGGCCATATAGGTGTTGCTCCAGATGAACCCGCCCGAATACACTTGGCCTTTTTTGGCTGTGTTTTTGGGTGCGCGGCCTACGAGAACGCGGTCAACTCCGACAGCGGCGGCAACTTCGCCTTCGCTCAAGAGACGGCTTTGATCCGAAGGAACAATGCCGAAGAACTGGTTCTGTACTTTAGCCGAGCGGCGAATGCGCTCGAACACAGGCATGGACATGATCAAGGTGTTTGCAAGCACGCCATATTTGGCGAGTTCGAGCTTGGCTTGAGCAACGTCGCCGGGAACGTCGAAGCTGGTGATGTTCGCGTCGGTGTATGCTGCGCTGGCGCTGATCGCGGTCAGACCGTTGGCGGCGAATGCTGCTGAAGCAACACGAGCCTCGTGGGAGACTTGGATCTGGCGGAGCAACATCGCGGCGATGTTCACTTCGGTGTCGAAAAATCTGTCGAGATCGCGGCGGTTGGAGTCAGGAAGAACCTCTTCGAGACCGTACTCGATAGCATCGAACGAGTCGCTTGTGAAACGGCGGCTTGTGCGGGGATATCCAGCACCGGCGGCGATTTTGAGAGCGTCGTCGTTAAGGGCTTCGGAGTCGCCGAGGTTCAATTTCAGATATGCGCCGGAGCGAACGTCTGAGCTGAACACGGGCATGACTTCGGTTCCGATGAACAAATTGTTTTTGTTGGAAAGACCTTCAAAAACGGCCTGCGCAATGTCTGCGCGAATGGTTGTGTATGAGAGTGCCATAGTGGTGTTAAATTATTGGTTGAATTTAGGAACGTATTCCACAACGTCACCAGCAACGCCGCTGTTGATCGCAACTCCAAGAGTGACCGTGGAAGCGTTAGCGTATGTGCCGAGAATCAGACCGCTGGTCACCGCATAAACGGTGTTACCGGCTGTCACGATCGCGGACACGATGCCGAATTGTGAAGGGAAGAAAAGTTTGACAGCGCCTTGAGCACCAGCGGCGACGTCATTCTGGACGACTCCGATAGCATTAGCGCCGGTTGATGCTGCTTGCGCAGCGTTATCGCCCGAGATGTTTACGAGCGTATTTGCTGTGATCGCGGATGCGAAGGCGAAGCTCCGGATACCGTTGTCGTTTTGTGTTGCCATAAATTAGGTAGGATTAAAAATTGAGTTGGTTGTTATCGCGGGCCTCGATGTAGGATTCGCGGTGGTTACGCATTGCAAAGCGGATAGCTTCGGTGCGGCTGCCGAGTTCCTCGGTCTTCTGGGTGATGATCGCTTTGAGATCAAACTTTTCTTCGGCTTTCTCTTCTGCGACGACAGACGCCTTTACTGGAGCGGCTCCGAAGTTCGAGATGATCGTGTCGAGCTTGGCTTCGAGCTTGGAAATTGCGCTGAGTTCAGCGGCCATTTCTTCTTTCATAGGTTCTGCGGCTGGCTCTTCGGCTGGCATTTCCATTTTGTTCCTGTAGTCGCCGAATGCGGTTTCAAGAGCGGCGAGACGAGAAACGATGTCGGCGATGCTGACCTCGTCCTCCTTTGGTTCGATTTCGATTGTTGCGTCTTCCATTTGTTTGAAAAATTTGTCAACTTGCTTCGCTGTAAAACTGAAAAGCCCGGTCGCATTTGCGGCTGGTGTTTGCACGAGATCGGCGCTGTAGAGTTCCGTGCAACTTGCAAAGTCCATTCCATCCACTTCGCGAATCGGCCCACTAAAGGCGATGCTGATCCCGAACGTGTCCGGCAACTTGCTTGAAATTTCCAAGACATAATCACGCATGGGCGATGTTTGAAGAAGGTTGAGATCGCCGAGAAGCTGCGACCCGACGATGCGGAAATTGTTTACGAATCCGACAATGTCCTTAATGCCTGCGCCGTGATCGAGATTGACCTTGACGCCGCCCTTGTATGACTCCGCGCACGCCTTGACTTCCATCAAGGTCTGCTCGTCCACATAAAGCCCGTGGCCTTTTGCTTCGCCGATTGAAATTATTGAGACACCTTCGATGACATCCATGCGAAGGCGCGGATGTCAAATGCTGTCCATCAATTCCATCGCCGCTTGTGCCATTAAATAAACTTCAAGTTCGTTCTCTTCTTCACATCCGACAACGTCGAATGTGGACGAGATCGAGATCCCTGCGCGGCCCGTGCCGGTATGGTTGCGGTTGCCCTTGGCCGTTGTGCTCGCGCTGATCGAAAGCGCGGCGTCGGACGTGCGAGAATTAAACGCGCTGCCCGTTACATTTATCCTTGTACCTGCGCTGATATCGACGCTTGCGACTGAATATCGGAGTCGGTTGCCGATAGCGTAAAGGGTCACCCTTCTCTCTTCGCGTCCCCCGCCACCGCCAGGCAGATCGGTCGGCGCAATAGGAGGCGCGAGCGGAATATAAAGCAAGCCCTGAACGCCGATTGAGAGCGGCGTCGGGCTTGGCAATAAGCCCTGCGTTGCAATGAGCAGGGATGCGATCATGCGTTAAACTCGCGTGACTATCGTGTTTGTTGTTCCGTCGCCGGTGATCGCTTGGGTGATCGCTCCCGCTGATCGGAGCGTCGGCGTGACCGTGAGCGCATTTGCGATATCGAGACCGTGGATCGCGTGGACTTCGCCGATCTCGGTTAGTTCCGGCGTGAGTTCTGTTCTTACGTTCGCGGCGGTCAATGTTGATCGGCTCGAAATTGTCGCGTCGATGCGGCCTAGTTCGGTTGCTAGGTTGGTTCTGACAGCAGCAGCATTTGTTATTGCGGTCGGGATCGCTGCAAGTTGCGTATCTAAATTTGCGCTCGCCATTCCAATAGCGGCGCGGACGTCAGCTGCGGTAAGCGTTGCCGTTCCTGTTGTGTTGTCCACGGGAACGCCGAGCGCAACCGAACCCGCTGCTGGAATATATGCAACGCCGGTTAAAGCTCCGCTTGCATAAACGGTTCCAAATCGCACATCTGTTATCGCGGCTTGTCCCAAGCTGTTGTCTGCGGTGAAAAAGTCCGAGTATGTTGTCGATCCGTTTTTAGCAAAACGAACCTTTGCCGCTGCCGGCGTTGGGTTCATCAAAAACTTCGCACAATTTGTTGGCGCGAATCCGTTGCTCGCATAGATAAGCGATCCGCTGAGTGTTATATTCGCACCAGTTGTGTTCGTGCATTGGAGCGCGTGAGCACTTGTTGTCGGAGTAAGTGTGCCAGTGATAGTGACCGTTCCTGTGCTGGAATTAGTCACGCCTACTATCGCGGTGGCGAGGATTGAGCCAGTAATTGTCAGTGACCCAGTAGACAGATTTAGAGCACCGTTGCCTCCACTTCCAGCGGTTACATTTCCAGTAATAGTTGTATTGCCGACATTGCTGTTTTGCACTCCGCTTGCCGATCCCCCAGAACCTCCTAATGCGTTGCCGATAAAATTCAATGATCCTCCTGCGGCATTATTTACACCATGCGCACTCGTTGAAGTCCCCCCAGTAGCATTGCCTGTTATAGTAAGTGTCCCTGTTCCGTTAAAAAAAACAGCAGTTGCTCCTGATGTTCCCCCACCAGTCGGATTTCCAACTATGCTTGCAGTTGCTGGCGATGCCGCCGAAAAAGCTAAACAAGGAGAAGATGCTGTCGCTGATTTATTTGTAACATTCGCCGGC